CAGGGTGCATGGGGTCACGAACGACGTAGATATTGCTGTAGTATGACAGTTTACGCTTCTGCTTACGAGCAATCTCCTTGTCGGCATCGATGCCAGAGTTCCAGAGTTGACGGTTCAGTTCACCGACAGGATCCTTCTGACCGAGAGTGGTCAGGGAGTTCTCGATGTACCAACCACCAGGACCTTGGAAGGCATGAGACCAGACCTGTGCCCAGGGCAGATCAGTATCCTTCTCGGGCAGGAAACGGATCACGGCATAACCGTTACCGCTCTTGTCCATTTCAGGTTTCCAGAAGCGTTCATCCACCTTAGACCCAGAGGTAGACATCTTCTCGATTGCCTTGTTCAGAGAGGCAAAGGAGGAACCGCTGGACTTTTTGAGGGATGCGAAAGACATGTTTGTATTCTCCGTATTGAGTGGTGTAGTTGTATTGGGTGACTACCCTGTAAGGATAGCACACTATTTAGGTGGCGGTCAACCCTCTGAGGTGTGACCTGAGTCAAGGATCTGGGTCTTCCACTCCTTGAGTTTGCTCTCCATCTGATCGAGCACCATCGTCAGGTCGAGACCACCTGAGTACATCTGAGACATGGTGTCGATACGATCTTTCATCTCAGCCACGCTGCCATCACGCTGATTCTCCTCAACGTGGTGCGATGCCAGTGCGAGACGGGCGTAGAACACCTTCTGCTTAGCGATTAACTCAAGTGTTTTATTGATGTGATCCAATCGCTCTTGCGGAGAAAACTCCTGAAGTTTGTTGCTCATCTTCAGGAGTTCTTCGTAAGTGTTTTGGATATCTTCAATCTCTTCTCGTACTAGATCAGAGTTGAAGAACTCATTTGCTTCAGTCATAGGGGTAGGACTCCTCTGCTTGTGCGTTTGATATAGTTAAGTTGTTGTGCGTTGTATTTGATTTTATCCTTGAGGGGTTTGGAGATCAACTTACTAGCGGTTTCAACTTCAATCTCATACTCATCACAAATAGATGTGACTGCTTCGATGTAGTTGACCAAACCGTTTGAGTCTTTCACCGTCTTCTCAACGAGAGCAGAGAACTTCGCTTGAGTCATAAACTTTTCTTCAATCTCCTTCACTTGTTAATCCCCCGTGCATAATAGCGGTATTCCTTGATCCAGTCAATCAAAGTATTCATGTAGGGGATCTTGTCATAACGTTGTTCAACTTGAATCTGTCCATCTTCAGCGACAGATAGTGTCACCAGTTTATCAACCTCAACACCAGTCAGTTCGTAATACATGTAGGCATATGCTGCTTCTTGTACAAAGAACTTCTCCAGGTGCTCAGGTTTCTTGAGTTTAGTAGTAGTTTTGAAGTCGATTACAGCAAGCTCACCATCAAACTCAGCAATACAATCAACCCGACCAGCGATGCCCAGGCGAGCAGAATGAAGAGGGGTTTCAAGACAGTGAATAGGACCAATACGATCAAGAGTCTTACGAGCAGCCCTAAAAAGGTAGACGGGAAGACCTTCGCCTTCTTTAGTTTTCTCCAAGTCATTGTTTAGATAGTGCTCAACGATGGAATGATACTGAGACCCACGCCAAGAGGCGACACGACGGATCCTTTCTGCTTCTGTAAAACCGACACGCTTTTCCCACTCTAGGATACCTGCTTTGGTGTTGTGACTCACCACAGTGGTGACACTTGGCACCCACTGACCTCCAGGTAGTTTATAAAACCTCCCATGAGGCAGTGTTTGAGAGTCCAGTTCAGATATCTCTGTCGCTGGACCAAGGTGCACAAATGTCATAATAAATCAGAAACCAAGATTGATCTTAGAGATAAGGTATTCACGGACGAAACCACTACGGACAATATCATCGATGCCAAACTCAACAACATCGACTGAGGGCATGGTCTGCATGATCTTCATGAAGTCAAGCACACCTGTACGCTCATTTGTCTTAACCAAATCCGACTGGGAATAGTCACCAGAGAAAATGATCTTACAGTTCTCACCAACACGAGTGATGATGGAATCTAGTTCGTGGAAGTTCAGGTTACTGAACTCGTCTACAATGATAACACAGTTGTCCATTGTAACACCTCGAATGAAAGAGGTGGACCAGAAAGACACAGTTTCCTGTGCTCTCAGGTTATCATACAGCGTATCGAAACTGTTGTCATCTGGCATGGTGAACATATATTTCACCATATTCTTGTACGGAATCTGGTACAAGTTACTCTTATCTTCATGGTCACCAGGAAGGAAACCAATCTCTCTCGTAGGAACAAGAGAGCGGACCATGTATACCTTCTCGTAAGGGGATTCCTCGTCGAGAACATCTTGCATTGCAAGATAGAGACTGATGAATGTCTTACCTGTACCTGCAGCGCCGTGAAGAACCAAGTTCTTTCCTTCGGCATAAGATTTGAAGACTCGTTCCTGATTAGGAGTGAGTGGTTCAATCTGTTTCAGATGTTCAAGGTTAATCGCTTTCTTTCGGAAGTGTTTCTTAGTAGGAACAGTTTTCCGAGGTGATGTTTTTGCTCTAGGCATAATCAAGTATAACGACTGAGGTTAGCACCAGGGTGAGCGGATTGGATCTTCTGCATAACAGATTTGAATCCATCCGACTGCTTTGGATTAGGATATACCGTGGCAACGTGTTGGTTGCCAAAGTATCTCTCTAACTCAGGATGCTCTTCTTTGTATTTATCGAGATCGTGAATGGACATTACCTCAGTAATGATTTCACCAGTTTCTTTGTTTCTAAAATCGTAGGTAGGCATCTTAGTCAATCCGAATGCAAGGTTGGACATCATTACAATCGCAGTCATCATCACACCATCCCATTGCTTTGGAAACAGTGGGGAACTGACAGATGAAATGCTTCTTACACATCTCAGCGATCTCCATGTGCTCTGCCTGAGTGCCATGAGCAGACCTCAAGTCAATGTAATGGATCCAAGAACGAACAGAGCCTGTCATGTAGATACGGGTGGGTGTTGCCAATGGCAATACAAAACGAGCACACTCTTTTGCCACACCTGCTTCCAACATTTCCTGATAGATGTGCTGAGCCTGGTAGAAGTGCTCTTCAATCTTTGCTTGGAAACGAGCAACGACCATGGGATCAAGGTCCGCAGTGGAGTTCTGACGGTTCTTGGTATCCTGACGGCGGAGTTCTGGTACAGGGATGTCACCCAGCAAAGAACTATCAGCATAACGCTGGGAAAACTCTTGATATGTGAACGAACGGTGCCGCAGTATCTGAGCCGCGATACCCCTGTTGGTGTTGATCTCAAGGGTCATGTGTGCCTGCTCAAACACGCTCCAGTGCCCATGTTTGATGCAATAGGACAGAAGACCTGCAACGTTAGGGTTTTCCTGATTGTTGGGGTTGCTTACACGAGCAACATATCCCATCGTCTTCTCTGCATCAGGAGTAGCAGAGATCAAACATACTTTAGTCATCATGCTTAAAAATCAAACGGGCAAGGAAGTGGAGACCAAACGCTTGGAAGTATCCAATAGTCTTAAGACCAAATAAGTATGGCATCAACCAGTTCCATAATAGCATCATGAATACAGGTGCAAGTACCAGAGTTCCAAGAACCATGAGTGCTTTCTTACCTGCTTCAAGGTTTGCTTGCTCTTCCTGTCGCTTATCAAGTTCAGCGAGCAGTTCATTCTTCACATCCTCTGCTGCTTTGCGAGGATTAAAGTACACATTGTCACTCATTTTTTCTTCTGTGCGCTCCAAAGTTTAGGGTTGACTCTCCCCTCCGTCTGTTGGAAGGTGATGAAATCTTCACGGTAGCGATCCCAGTAGTAATCAAAGACATCAACCTTCTTGTTTGCCACAACAAGATCATACCGTATCTCCCCGTCAACTCTATAGGTAACAAGGTGGGATGTATACGGTAGCGATCTGTCTTCAGCCAAGGAGGGATCGCAGTTCTCTGCGATCTTCTTCAACTACGGTTCCCCCACTGGATAGAGGGGAATGCTTCAGACACCACTGCTTTAGTGATGCGATACTTTTTATGAAGACGACGGTTGAATACATCAACCAGAAGTTCTGCCTCTTCTTCGTGCAGACCTTCGAGCATCTGAATGAACATGGATTCGATCTTCAGGGTAGGAACCTGATCTGCACCACCCTTGACAAAGTAATACAGTTTCTTTCCTTCATGTTCCAGCAGGGTGTGCTCAGTACCCTTGGGCGAATCGTTCTTACGATAGGGAACATCGCCCTCGGGGATACGAGTCTGCACAGACTCATCAAAGTTCACAATGAACAGAGACCGCAGCACCTGACTATTGTACTGCTGAAGCAGTTCAATCTTCTTTGCCTTCGTCTTTGCTCCGTGTACCTTCTGAATAATCTCGGACAACATCAGTTTCATTTCAAAACTCCGTAATATGGTTCATGAGTTCGTTCAGTTTATTCTGAGCGAAGTATGTAAACATGGCACCACGCGAGGGTGGTTGGATTGTTTCGTACTTATTTAGCACATCCTCTTCTACATGTTGTGGGATGCAGTCGAAGTCAATCAGAACACGGTTGCGTTCATAGTTCTTGGCAGTCTGCTCGGAGCAGAACTCTTCAGGAGATAGTACAGACCACGCTTGGATCTTACCCTTACCCAAAGGACGCTGCCTCTTACCATTCACAAAGGTGTCATCATCGGACAGGAAGTTAGGGATGCCATCAGAACGATCACCCTTGAGAATATGTTCAGCGACATACTGGTGGGGATCATCAGAGACAACGAACTTCTTCTGAATAGGATTGTACTGACTGACGAACTTATACTTCTGCAGTTGCATGAAGTCTTTATCCGCACTGAGAATCAACACCTTCTGCGGGGGTTGCATGTTGTTCATCAGACGGATGTTGCGATGCCCTTGATCCTTACACAGGATAGCAATAACATCATCGGCTTCAGCACCATCTACCTCTACAACTTTGTAGGGCATGTGAGTACGAATCTCTTCTTTGATCCGATTGATCTGATCAAAAATGGCAGTCCAGTCAAGAGAAGAACGTTCACGATCTTTCTTACGGTTGGACTTATAGTATTGAAAATACTTACGACGCCAGTAGTTCTTACTATCATAGCAAAGGACCAACTCCCCGTACTCTTTGCCGAACTTAGAACGGTAGAGTAGCAGGGAGTTCAGTACCATGTGACGGATGAGACCGTCATCAACTTGATTTGACGTGGTGGAGAGGGAAACCATCAGGTTGCTGATGCAAACCTGATTCATATCAACAAGGATCATCAGACCTCAATCATCTTCATCGTCAATCATATCATCATCGTCACCGAAATGCAAGTAGAGAAGGTCAGATGGGTCAACGGGTTCTC